GGCGGTAAAGCGGGCGCACATGCTGACGTACATAATGCCATTTTATTTTCGTTTTTTTATGTTAGAAAATTTTGAATTAATCGCAACCAACTATTGTTGAACAATCCGCGAAATGGAATGTGTAATTGACGCCGGTGTTGATGTCTTCTGCATTGAACGCGTTGGCCGGAATGAAGAACAATCCCCAATTCAATTGTAGTTTGATTGACCATTGGTCGGCGCAATCGTCATAATGAACCTTCAAATCGTATGTCAAACCGGTGAACGGGTCGGTGATGGTTCCATGTTCGAAAACGTCATTGCGCTTCGCGTAATCACCAACGTATTTGTTCCATGTGAGCAATTGAACGGCTCCAGGGGCCAAAACAACGAATTCGTTGGCGCCAATCACGCTATCAACAAAACGGTCGTTGTAATAACGATAGTCAGTCCAACGCGACAAATCCATTCCGGTTGATGAATTACAACACGCGATTTGTTGTGTCTTTGCGTACAAATCAAAGTTTCCGCCGCCAATAATCATTGGCGCCCCGGATGCTCCGGTCAAATCGTATTCGTGACGGATTTGGGCCGCCGCGATTCCGCGCGGTGCATTAGATGTCGCCTCAAACAATTGGATGTCCTTTTGGGTTGTTCCATCCGCGAACTTTCCAAAATTGGTTGATTGTTCCGCCAACAATTGTTGGTTCAACGCCGTGTTGATGGCGTTCATTTGCGCCATGATAACGTTTGAAACATAAACGGAATCCGCTTCGCAAAGTTTTCTCATTTGGTCTTCGCTGAACAACATTCCCTTGGTTTCAATACATTCGGTGATTGTTACAATCGCCTCCAATGGTGAAATTTCCTGGTCGGTGTCGCATGACGCCGTACATGTCAGATTCACCGAATCCGCCGTTCCGCGTTGGATGTAGTTGACTTGGACCGAACGATTTTTTCCGTTTGTTGGAATTGGAATCGCTTCAAAGCCCATGCGGTTTTCCTCGGACATTAGGGCGTCCAAATACCCAACGCGGTCGCGCTTCAGCGCCGGTGCGTTCATTCCGGCAACGGAATTCAAATCCGTTTGCAATTTTTGACAAAGTCCCTGAGTAAATGCCATTTTTTTTAATTTTTAAAAAGGTTTTTTTTTGTTTGATTTTGTGGGGGTTAGATAACACAAAACCCAAACGCGCAATGGTCGCCATGATGGCAATCATTCCGAATTTGGGTCGGTTCCCCGGTCGGCCTTTACGGTTGGCCAAAACCCGGTGATTCGTTTACGGCCCGACGGCCCATTTTTATTTGGATTCGTTTCCGAATACCTTCATTGTCTGCAATGATGCGGCGTTGGCTTGTGCCTTTGCCATTCCGGCCAATTGATATTTTGGCGGTTCGGCTCCGTTTCCGGATGGCGGCGTCTGCGGCGCTCCATTGGTTGGTTTGGATGGCGTTTGTTGTCCGCCATTGGATTGTTTAATCACACCCAATGTCGTCAAATGGCCATCCAATATTTCGTCAAAAGTAACGATTTTTGTTCCATCGTTGTTCAACGGGTTCAAATTGTTTTTCGTTTTGACCATGATTTCGCCGTTGTCATCAACGTCAATGTTGAAATTGGAATCCAAATAAGTTTGGACGGCCGGTTTCACAACGTCGGGCGAAATAATCAACGAACGTTTGGCGATGGCAGATTGGATGAACGATTCACGTTTGAACGTTTTGATGGCCTGTTTGGCTTCGTTTTCCTTTGCCGGAATGATTTCTTCAACCAAGTGTTTGTTTTCGTTGGTCAATTCAATCAATCGTTTTTGTAATTCTTCAGCGCCGGCCCCGGCGGTTTTGTTCATTTTTTCAAACGCCACCGAAATGATGTCATCAAATTTTTTGTCTTTGACGTCTTCCGTCGATAGGCCGAATGTCTTTTTGATTTTTTGTTCAATCTTCGACAATTCGGTTCCCTTTACTTCGCCGCGAATCGAACCGATGAAATCCGGATTGTTTTTCAAAACGTCGCGTTGGATGTTTTGGAAATCTCCGGCGATTTCGTCAATGTTGACGTCTTCGGCTTCGGTGTTCAACTTTGCGATGGCGTCGGATGGTACACCAATTTTTTTCAAAAACTTTTCAATGTTGGTCATGTATTTCAATTTTTAGGTTTGCGGCCTTTTTTCACGGGTGCGGATTCAACGCCGTTGGATTCGATTTCGTCCATTGGTGTTTCATCCGTTTCCGGTTCTTCAATCACCGGTTCAACGATGGTTGGTTCTGCGGCTTTTGGGGCGCTGAATTTCACCGGCTCCGATGGTTTGTTCAATATCTCGTAAAATTTGGATTTTCCGCCTTTCTTCAGCGTGTTCCATGCAAATTGTGTCACTTCGGCAATTTTGCCGGTTTTGACATTCTGAATTCGAATTTTATTGGTCATTTTCGATTTGTTTGTTCAAATATACTACGAAACAATTTTGTCCCCAATTCTGACAATCATTCCGTCCAAAACAATTTCGCCGTTGTTTTCAATATCTTCAAACTCTAATGGTTCACCTGCTTCAATGCTTTGTTTCATGAATTCAATCACCTGGTTTTCACCAAACGCAATCATCATGTTCAATGGCGTTTCTGCATTTGGAAACAATTGATTGTATTTGTCTAATAATTCGAAAAGTTTGGCCATATTAAAAATTCAATGTTTCTTTTGGGAAATTGGGTTTGATTACTAATTCTCGATAGTATTCCAACATTTGTTCATGCAGTTCGGGAAATTCCATTTTGAAAACCGGATTTCCAATCCAATAATTTTCCGAAGCATGGGCGAACCATTCCATTCGCCGATTTGATAAATTTTTCATGTACGCCATTGAATGGCCCCAACCATATTTTGTCTTTGAAATTGCTTGAATTGTGTCCGCATATGCTCCAATAAATTCTGATATTTCTTCGCGTGAATAATCATTTTTTAATTGTTCATTGTATTTGTCACGGATTTTTTGCCAATCGCTATTGAAACCACTTTTCAGTTTTTTCTTGAAAATTTCTTCAGAATTCAAAAATGATTTTTCATGTTCTTGGTTGTTTGTTTTCAAGTTGTCAGAATAAAAATATTTTTTTTGAAAATGTGCGCGATGACCATATTCATGTATGACAACTTTTGCCAAATTATTTGGATTTTCCCAACGCTTACCATTTCCAACAACAACGGCCTTTTCCCATGTGTCATACCAGGCCCCGTCACTACCTGGTTTGTTGTTTCTTTTATATTCTCCATTTTCGGACAAATCAAACAATTGTTGTGGAATCTTTGGGTTGTCTTTTAACGGCTCCGGCGTCAAATCAGATTTGTAATTGTAGAAATCTTTGAAATCGGATGCGGCTGGTGGCGCTTCCAAATTGGCGTTGGCTTCGGTCGCCTTTTTTTCAATCTTTTGTTGTTCTTCCGGCAAATTCAATTTTTCCCGTTGTGATTTGGTCAACTTGAATGGAATGGCAGAATGACGACAATTGTATCCGCCCCGGTAAATTGAAAACGTTTCGGGCGATGTTCCCGGAATCGCTCCGGTTCCATTGGCGTTCATCCATGCAATTTCCGCCGGCAAATCCTTTGATTGAATCACGCCCATGGCCACCCAACGCCGACATTGCGGCCGTGAATCTTCAATCAACGAACCGACGTATCGGTATGCGTCCAATCCGAATTCGCTCGCAATCTTCGCGTTCACCTGGCCATCGAATTGGTTCAATGCGTCCCGGCTCACTTGTTTGACATATCGCGACAACAAACCATCCACATCCGGATTCCCTAAAATGTAGCGCCGTAAATACGCCTCCAAATCTGCTTTGGTTGAACCGGCGACAATGTTTTGATAAATTCCGGTCCGGATTGGTTCGATGAAATTGGTTGAAACACCCGAACCCGTCAACCCTTGCAATGTTTGTTCAACGGTTCCGCGTTGGATTGGATTAATCAATTCGGCCAATTCTTTCTCCGACAAATCATTGACGTCGCGATGGATGTCAAAGTTGTATTGTTTCAAGGTTTCGAAATTCCGCAAAAAACCGTTCACGTCCGATGGATATTTGGACGATTGTAGGGCGTCCAAAATGATTCGTTCAACCTGGTTGGTCAATAATACGTTCCCGTCATCAAAGACGAAATTTTCCCCGTCGGATGAAAATTTTTGGACGTGTTTCGATACTGCGGCGAAAATCCGTTGTTCGGTCGCCGGTAACGAATCGAAAAACGTTTGGTTGGCGGCCGAAACGGTCCGGTCCTGTTTTCGAATGATTTCAATGACGTTGTCATCAAATTCAATCATGTTGTTTGAATCAATTGGGTTGTGACGTATGAATCAATGGTCGGTTGGATTCTGCGGTCCAATTCGGCGAATATTTCACCCAATGGTTTTTCCAAAAATTCCGTTCCGAATTCTGCGGTTAATCCAATCAATGTTTTGTAGGCAAACAACGAACGAATCAAATCGTCTTTTTTGATGGAACCGGCGGCCAACAACATTTGTTTGTCCTTTGTGTTCAAATGGAAAATTGGGTCATAACTCACCAACACTTCGACCATCCGCGAAACGGATTTGTTTCCGGAAAAACGTTTCCGGGCCAAATCTTTTGTCGATTCAACGAGAAACGCAATTGGCGCGTTTTTGTCCGTCAATTTGTTCAATTCATCAATCAAATCGTCTTCGGTCTTCATGGAAAACGAAATTGGTTTGGTGATGACCGGATTCATTGGTTCAATGACGTTCCGATATTTTTCAATGAACAACAACGATTTGAAAATGATTTCGTCAAATATGTTGTTTGATATTTTGGTCAATTGACTGAATGAATCTTCGCGGTCAATCATTTTTGCCGCTCCGGATTGTGCTTCGTCAATTACGTTCAAATGCAATGATTCTTCGGCTTTTTTCAAAAGTGTTTGCCATGCCTGGCCCGAATATTCAATGATGGAAACATCCGGCGAAATGAATCGAATCATTGGGCCGTTGACGTCGCCATCAACACCCAACGCCGGATTGGCCTTTTCTCGCAGAAAAACGCCAAATGGCGAACGTGAAATCACACGTCCGGTTCCGCGACAAATGCCACATGTGTCATGTTCTTCGGTTTCATGATTGAAAACGATTCCATCGCGACATCCTTTTGCGTTACATGTTTCGGCGATTTCTTCGCGATATGGAAACGCGGACGTTGTCATGACTGCGGTCCAATCCGAATATTGCCGAATGGCCTCGTTTGCGAATGGAACAAACGCCGAAAAATAAGAATCGAAAAAATGTTCATCCGTCAAATCGCCGCCCAATATCACGCCCGGAATGGCGCCAATGTCATGTTGGTAAATGACAACCGTTTCAAATCGTTTGTCGATGGCCTGGCCAACTTGGGTGTGTTTCAAAAATTGGGTGTCGGTCAATGAATAATAAACCGAACCGGTCATTTGTGATTTCCCGTTTGACATCACGGGCGAA